TCAGGCGTTGCAACTTATACCATGTGCCTAAGGTGTATGTCCTTGGTGCTCGGGCCTGTGAATTACCTCTGCAACGTCCTTTTTCCGAACTTTTATATAGTGGCGACATTCAAGTCACTGTACCGTTGGTGCGGCGTAATCGTCGGCGTATGTTTCGTCGTTTGCCTTGGGGTTTTGTTGTTACATATTGTCCCATTTGTGTTGATTCCAATGACCCAGACACCCAATATTGCGGACTCGTCAAGCGGATCTGCCGGCTATTGCCTATTCCCAAGCCAGGGAGGTTGCAGCAGTTGGAGAGATTCGTTTATCAATGGGTCAGGGATAACTTACAACCTTTGGCGCCAGTGGACATCATTACCCTTTTTGAATGGTGGCTTGCAGATACAAAATCTTATAATGACGAGCGTAAACAGCAGTTACGATTGGCTCGTCAGGACTTGCGGGGGGGGGTCCCAACTGATCGGGCCCGGCATCACGTCTCTTGTTTCATCAAGTCTGAGTCTTATACAGGACTTAAGTTTGCCCGTTGGATCTGCAGTCGATCGGATAGTGTCAAAGTTTGGTGGGGACCTTGGTGTAAAATGGTCGAGCATGTTCTTTTCCATAACCACTACTTCTTCAAGTATATACCACAGGCTGACCGATGCAATTCAGTACGCGGTTTGCGGGGCCGAGGAAAGAACATTTATGGAACAGATTTTTCTTCCTTTGAGTCCCATTTCACCCCGGAGGTGTATACCGCTATTGAATTAGTGTTATACAAGTACATGTTATCACAATGGTCAGAATATGGATTATTGGAAGAAATGTTGATTGGTGAGAATCATTTGCGCACACGTTTGGGCACTAAAGTCAAATTGGTTGGACGTCGTATGTCAGGTGATATGAACACTTCACTCGGCAATGGATTTGCAAATTTGATGTTGGCTTTGTTTTTATGTCAAGAGCAGCATCAAAGTTTGTCAGGATTTGTTGAGGGTGATGATGGTTTATTTGTTACTGATGCTAATTTGACTGTAGCCATGTATGAGGAGTTAGGATTTACCATTAAGATTGAAAAATTTTCTGATCCTTGTGATGCTTCTTTTTGTGGTTTGATATTCAGTTCTTTTGGTGAGACAATTCGAAATCCTTTTAAATTTTTCCAAACAGCAGGTTGGACTCT